AAGGACTGAAAACTTTCACAAGTGGAATAGCAACTGACGACATAACATCACCAAGTTCAAATGCCAACATCACACTCGATCCTGCAGGCACAGGCAAGATTGATTTAGCGGGCAATACTATACTCAAAGACAGTGTTGAACTACAATTTGGTACTGATGCAGATACAAACATCAAACACACAGGCACCAATTTCAACATCAACGAAACTACTGGCGACATCAACATTAGAACTTATGCCGATAACAAGGATGTTATAATTTCCACAGATAACAGCAGTGGTGGCATAACTGAATATATTGTAGCAGATGGTTCTACTGGTGCTGTGAAATTGAAACACTATGGTACAACTGTTTTTGAGACAACAACCACAGGTGCATCAATCACGAACACATCAACAGATGACGCTTTATTAGTTGAGACCACAGAAGATTCAAGCACAGCAGGACCTGTTATATCATTAAAGAGAAACAGTTCAAGTCCAGCAGATTCAGATTATCTAGGACAAATTAAATTCAAAGGTGAGAATGATAACGATCAAGAAATAGTATACGCAAAAATAACAGGTAAGATATTGGATGCATCAGACGGCACAGAAGATGGCATAATAGAATTCGCTCACAAGAAAGCAGGATCAAATGTGATCACGGGTAGATTTAGATCAGACTCATTGCAACTGTTGAATGATACCAGTTTAAGGGTGACGGGACATGGAGAATTTGCGGTGTTGGCAAGTGACCCTGGAGGATCGTCCGGTTATGCAAAAATATATGCCAAAGACGAATCCTCAAGTGCCGAAATGTTCGTGCAAGACGAAGCAGGCAACGTGACCAAAATATCTCCGCACAACGAACAAGGTGAGTGGGAATACTATTCACGCAACACAAAAACCGGCAAAACTGTCAGAGTCAACATGGAAGAAATGATACGTGACATCGAAAAACTGACCGGTAAAACCTACATACAGTCAAAATAAATACACGAAGGACACACACATTGAAAGAGTTTTTTAGAGCCGTTACAGGCATCACAGCAATAGTAATTTTCTTTTTTGTAGTATATTCTACATTAAATTATGCACAGTCATCTCACCATGAATGGAAGGCAGGCGACATGGTGTGGGTTAATCATCTGTGTGCTAATTCAGAGATACTAAAAATGTCTGCCAATTTGATGCAAGAAGGTACAGACAAATCAGTGAAACAGGCAGAAGACCTTTGGAAGTTGGCTGTGACCAGTGGTGTATGTGTTACCAGTCCAGAAAACTTTTTGATCAGACTTGACACTATGCTTGAGCACTTTCCAAATCTTTTTGGAGCGGAAGGATATCATGGTGAACTTTGGTTCGCCACCACAGTACTACCAGACGGCACTCCATTGCGAGTCTACTCAGGCGTGATTGCAAAAGAATTTGCGGCTAAGCCTACTTCTTCAAGTAATAATATCTAATATAGTTTGTAATTTTGATTTGATTGTTTTACTGTTCACAGTTTTCAACAGTCCTTGATGCATTGGTTTTGGCCAACAGTTCATCTGCACCCAACAGTAGCCGATGTGTTCACCATTCAGCACTGGCACAAATTCAGTATCCACAACACACACATAGGTATTGAAGAAGAACTTTTGATCAGTGCTTGTGAACATTTCTAAAGGTATAAATTTTTTGATGTTGGGAGTGTCACCTATCTCTTCTGATATTTCTCTCTTGAGTGCCTCCACAGGCAATTCCTTGCCTTCTGCTTTGCCTCCTACTATGCCCCATTGTCCAAGATGTTTCTTGTTCGCCCTTTGGACCAGCATAAAACGTTTTGTGGACTTGGCATAGAATAGTGCACCACTGCAAACAATTTCAGTCATAATGTATTATAATTTATATTGATTTAAAGGTCAAGTATCCAATCACCTGGATTATACTCGCCTTCCCAAGACTTCTGCCACTGTGTACCAGTCCATTTGAACTGTACTGATGTTGCATTGTTTGTGGCGTACTGCACATTGGTAACATTGGAAGAGTCAAAGTCAACATTCCATTTAGTGGTTGTAGCATTGTATTGAATTATATCTGATTCTGATGCAACAAGATTGCCCCATGCACTACCGGATCTATTAGTTTTACCAACTGGTTCTCCTAGTGCCGGTGATGTCAATGGAGATGGAATTATAAGATATCCTCCGCCTGCTGTGATCAAACTTTGATCTGCTGTTTGTGCCGTGGAACTTGCCGCCGCATTGGTTGGATTCACTGTGTTGTAAGTGAAAGTGGTTGTGCTTGGTACCGATGCAACTCCTATCGTGCCATTGTAATAACTAGGTGCCGCTCCTGTGATCCTCACAGTGTCGCCTACTGCCAACCCATGTGGTAGAGAACAAGTCGCAGTGGCGATGCCAGTGGCGCCAGCATGAGTAATTCCTGTGATGTTGATGTCGTGCAAGTCAGTGCCTATCGCTTGTGTAATGAGATATCTTTCACCATTAGTTTCGGACCCAGTGGGTTTGGTCACAGTTGGATCGATTATTTTAGTGAACTGTGGAACAGAATCTGTTGGAATGGTGTCTGCATCAACTGTGAACAATAAAATATGATCATTGCTTGGGTGTTTTGCAATAGTGCCAGTGACGTATGTTACAGTGTCTTCGTTGTTTGCCGTTGTGATTGCAGTTTCTAATTTTACTTTGCTTAATCCTGCTGTGATAGTTCCGTATGCTCCAATAACCTTATCCCATTCAATCTGTCTACCATACACCAACTGTGCATCTGTCTTGGCATCTGTCCTTGTTGGGTTTGCATGAGCAGTGTCATTGGTCGAGTCTTGGAAAATATCCCTGCTTTGTAGCAATCTCAATTGGTTGCCATCTACATACAATCCATAGTTGCCAAATGTGATCTCTTGTCTACTCAAAAGGTCAGCACCAATCACACCCGATACGTCGATCTTGCTGGCGTCCTCGTTGTATATAGATGCCACAATCTTTTCAATGACTCCAAGTTTCTTAATTTTTGCCGGTGGTGTCAACCAAATAGGCAATGTGAACTGCAAAGTTGCAATGTCTATTTCATCATCTGTGCCGTTTGGAATAGTCCTAGATGAAAAAGTTAAATCTGATAATTCAACATAACTCAATGACGTCCAATCTACCCAGTTGTCTGTGGTTTGTAGTTCAAGTGCTGGATTAAACAACACTAATAATTGTTCTAGTATCTGTAATTTTTGATCTGTGTTGTTTGAAAACAGGTCACAGTTCATAGTAAGTGAAAATGGCACTGGCATGATACGTTCTATGGTGTGTTGATTGCCTTGTGTGCCCGAATATGTTTTTGTTTCTGGATCATATGAACGTTCACGCACATGTATCTTGTCGATGTGTGTTGGCTCTTGCATTCTTTCTCTATCATATGATAAGTCTGAGATGTAAGCCGCCATCTGTGGCACACTAACAAGTGCGTTTTCCGAACCTTGCCTCAATATGTTTGCTACCTGTCTGTTGATGTCTCCATAACGCACAGGCACTTTGATCAATGCTTTGTTGCCATCTGCATCCTTGCCTGTCTCATATTGGAAGTTGGACATCATGCGTACAAATTGGATGATGTATCTTCTCAACTGTGCATCATAAAAGTGACTGATGTTTGCCATTATGTGTTAGTTTCCTTATCTTCATCTGGTGTCTTACGTTCTTTGTCCACCAATGCCTTGCTCAATGCACTTTTTTCATTTAGTGTTGTGCCATCTTTGTTTGTAGTGACAGTGTCGTTGTTTATGAAACTGTGTTTAGATGTTGATCTGCTGTCTAAATTTGTCATTGTCATTCTTACGTCATCTTCTTGATGAACCCATCTGTTACCATCATATCTAAATAGCCTGTTCGGAAGGTAATCGGTGCGTAAATGATAAGCACCTTTGCTTGGACTGTTTGGAAATGATGTGCCGAAGTCATATGATTCACCGTTTGGTGCTATGCCATCTGCTGTAAGGTAACCCTGCAGGTACCCATCGCTCTTTGCAGTGGCACCCGTGTCCGACGATACTATCGCCGCCTTGCCATTTTCGTCGACTGGCAGTATGAACAGTGGTTGTGTGTTGTAACCTGATTCTGGAGCATCTGCCTCTGCCTGTGCAATAATGGCATCGTTGATTTCTTGGTCTCGCCTGCCAGTGCCCTGTTTGTACGCAATCGACTCTTCATCGTTCCTTGTGCCGATGATGTCTCTAAACTCTGGTGAATCTCTCAATGGTTTACATCTTGCTCTGATAAGATGAGGCCACCATGTCTGTGAAAATCCTTCTGCTGTTACGTTAACATCTTCTACTTGATAGAAACGTTTGAGTGTTTCGTCCATGGTCTCATCTAAACTGAAATCATCTTTTCTGTGTGGCAACTCAAGTACATCACCACTCATCAAACGTCTGCCCAATCTTTCGATTGTATCACGTTGATGGAACACAATAAATGGAGAATCATTCTGCATGAACAAGCCAAACTGTGTCAGATCAAAGTCAGTGTCTGAAACTGTGTATATGCCTCTTGCTGTGTACACATCTGATTCATATTTGCGATCTCTGTTCTCTAGTAGTAACAAATCCTGTATGCTCATATGATCGATTGTGGCTCTTTTTGGTTGGGTAGCATCGTTGGTCTCACCCTGATCATGTATTCCCATGTACTTGTGGATGTAGACGTCTGTGCCGCCCACCTGGAACAATTCCTTGATGTTGCGATCAAAGAACTTGTAATCTTTTCCCTTTTCTGGTCTGTATATGGATAGCCTTGGCATTGCACACATATTTATTGTAATGATACACACATAAATATAGTACAATGGTTGACCAAGTACTAACTCCAGAAAATACACTGGCACTCAAACAATCTGTTTTTGATCACTGCAGGACTATGCTGGGTGATGGCATGGTAGAGGTTGAATTAGACCCTAAGCACTATGAAACAGCACTGGAAAGAGCAGTGGACAAATACAAGCAACGTTCAGAAAGTTCTGTGGAGGAGTCATATGGTTTCTTAGAACTACAGGCAGACACCAACGTTTACACACTGCCAGAAGAAGTAACCAACGTGAGACAGATCTTCAGACGTACAGTGGGTGGCGCCAACGCATCAGAGGGCGGATCTTTCTTTGATCCTTTCGAATTAGCATACACAAATGTTTACCTATTGCAGTCTGGCAGGATTGGTGGACTTGCAACTTATGAAATGTTCTCAGGATACCAAGAAATGGTAGGCAGAATGTTTGGTGGATTCATCAACTTCTACTACGACACGGTCACAAGGAAATTAGAAATAGTGCGTAGACAACGCAACGTTGAGACAGTGTTGTTATGGTTATACAACAACAAGCCGGATGGCATATTGCTACAAGACAGATATGCTAGACCCTGGATAAGAGATTACACACTGGCAACATGTAAAATCATGTTGGGCGAAGCGAGATCAAAATTTGCCACAATCGCAGGACCACAGGGCGGAACAT